GCCGTCGCAGGCGCCGGGGGACCTTCACCCGCCCGGTGTCCCCGCGAAGGGCGCTGCGGCGCTGGGGCGCCGGTCGCCCGCGGGTCCTCGGGCGTTCTCGGTCCCAGGCGGAGAGGCTTTCCTCGGGTCGCCGTGTTGAGGCTCGCTCCGCTGCGCTGCGCTCGGTCAACACGCCCGCCCCTCGGGCCTCTCTGTGACCGCCGACGGCGAGGGAGCCCGATCCGGTTCGACCTCGAGCGCCCCCTTCGTGCCGAGGAGAGGGCCGCACATGCCTCTCAGAGGACGTGTAAGCGATTCTGACGGACTTTTACCCCGCCTCCGCATCCTGGGAAGGGTCCGCCCCAGAAAGGCGCTCAGAACGGCTTAGAACGGCTCTGAGGAATTCCGGCGCCGGCCGAGCCCCTTTCGTTCCGGGAGGGGCCGCGCCGCCACACCGAGAAATGTGACGACACTCACCTAAGAAATGCCCGCGTCGATTTGCATCCGCTCCCGGGATGGGATTCAATAGAGCCATCACCGCCAAGGGAGCGAAACCCTCCGAGCCGGCCGCCGCAATCCAGCGGCGGATGTCCGCGGCCCGACCTGGGGAACTAACCCGAGGCGCTGAGATACCCAGTCAGCTGGGAGGCTTTGCGAGTACGCGGAGGCCTGGACGGACGGGGCCAGTCGGCGAAAGCCACCCCCAAGACAAGTCGACTTCCGCTACGCGGCTCGCACGGCCCGGACAACTGGATTCCGCCAATCATCACCACCGGCGTCGGGAAAGGCCTTGTGTGTTCCCCGTAGCCCCCGGCTCGTAGTTAGGGGTGGGCCGCCAAACGAGTCTCCGATCTCGGTGAGGGTGTAGGGCCGCGGGTTGAAGGCCCCGAGGTTCGCCGATAAGCACGCACAGGACTGTGCGAGGGGGACGGGGACCGGGGGACAACCGGAAACGCGGTTCGTGACGTCATCGACAGGTCCCGGAACGTGGGGAGAAGCGGCCCGTAGGGCGCCCCACTGAAACGCTTCCCCAGGATCCCCGGCAAACCGGCCCACTATGAGCGCTTCGTCATCACCGTCGAGCTCGGACTGGGTACGAGGTCTGAGAGCCCTGGGCGATAGAAATCGCCACTTCGAGACCGTGCGAATGTGTGATGAATTCAACCGGCGACGTACGCGAGGACTTGAGACACCTGATTCGCCCGGACGTATAGGCAACGTCCCCATGAGCCTTCGTTGTAAGGACCTACCCGCCGCGGACGCGGCACCGCCGGCCGATATCGGCCCTCGAACATTTGAAGTTCCACCATCCTTCGGGTAGTGTATGCGGGGCATACACCCGACAAAGGAGACAGCCATGCCCCGCCCCAGCAAGGACAAGCTCGTTCCGTACGTGGACGACCGCCCAGACCTCGACCAGCGGTTCGCACCGTTGGATGCCCCCACATCGATCGACTTCGGCAGGAAGCCGGGCGACCCTTCCAGCCCCCGAAAGTCGGTCACCTTCACGATGAGGGAGGCTACCTGGGAGAGAGTCGTGCGCCGGGCAGAGCGTCAGGGCCTGCAGCCCAGGATCGTCCTAGCGCGCCTCATGGAGGCGTACGGGAACCGCGAGCTCGATCTCGCACCGCACCCATCGGGAATCAAGGTGACACCTCACAGGACCACCTTCTCCAATCCAGACAACCCCTCGAACCGGTGACCGGACGCCTACCGGTCACCGGTTTCAGGGCATCTACCCGCCCCATCCACTCCTAGCAACATACCCAGGACCCATGAGCACAACTGAGAAGCACAACGCGGCCGTCGTCGAGGCGGCCCTTGACGCGTACCGCCGAGGGCTGACGCCCCTTCCCATCCCCCGCCACTCCAAAGGCCCCACGATGGCCGGCTGGACCCGCCTGCGCTGGCCTGACCCCACTACCGACACCGGAGAGGGCGAGGACGCCGTCCGCGCAGCCTTCGAGGAGTACACGGCCGGGGGCTCCACGAACCTCGGCGTCCTCCTGGGCGAGGCCTCGGGAGACCTGATCGACGTCGACCTCGACCACCCGGCGGCCTCGCGCCTGAAGTCGTACCTGCTGCCCCACACGGCAGCAATCCACGGGCGCGAGACGTCGCGCAAGTCGCACTACTGGTACCGCGCCAAGCCCGGCACCCTGCCGGCGACTCGGCGCCTGCGCATCCCCGACGCCTCGGGCCGCGGCTCCGGCGTGTCGGTCGAGATCCGGGGTAACGGCGCCCAGACCATCGTTCCGCCCTCGATCCACCCGGCTACGGCTGAGACCTACGAGTGGGAGGGCGAGCCCTGGGGCGGTGACGAGGGCCCGGCCCTCGTTGACGGCACTGAGCTACTCGCCCAGGTCATCCTCCTCGGCCTGTGCGCCGTCCTGCTGGACTCCTGGCCGGGCCCCGGCCAGCGCCACGACGCCTATGTAGCCCTCGCCGGAGGCCTTCTTCGCTACGGGGACTCGCAGACCGTGCACCCGTTCTGGGAGCGCAACGCCGGCCTCGTCATCCGCACCCTGGCCCTCGCCACCCACGACGAGGACGGCGCCGAGCAGCGGGAGCGCGAGGCGATCTACACCACCAAGCGCCGCCTCCGTGAGGGAGGGGAGGCCACTGGCTTCACCCGCCTGGCCGAGTACATCGGGGAGGAGAGCGTGCAGATCGTCGAGCGCCTGGTGCGCGACGCCGAGGCCGTGGCCGGCTTCGTGCCGGACGTGGCCGGCGACATCCCAGGCTGGCAGCCCCCGTGGGCTCGCCAGTGGGACGGTCTGAAGATCGAGCTGGACGACTCGGCGCCGGCGCCGGCGTTCGTCGAGGCCGAGGACTCCACGGAGCCGCGGTCCCTCGGCGATCTCGGCCCGGCCGTCGGAGCCGAGTCTGGTGAGGGGGATCCGGAGTCAGACGAGATCTCCGTCGAGGAGATTGAGGAGGACGAGAACCGCGATCCACTGGACGCCCGCCCCTCGTCCTGGAGCCCCGTCGATCTGGAGCCCTACCTGACCGGGAAGCTGACCGTGCCGGACCCAGAAGTCTGCCGTCGCAACGACGGCGCTTGCCTGATGTACCGGGGCCGCGTGAACATGCTGTTCGGCTCCTCGGAGTCGGCCAAGTCGTGGATCGCCATGGCGATCTGCCTTCAGGAGATCGAGGCCGGCGGCCGGGCCCTCTACCTCGACTTCGAGGATGAGCCGGTTCAGACGCTCAACCGCCTACGCCTGCTCGGCGCCGTGGACGATGACCTTCGGGCCCAGTTCTCCTACATCCGGCCCGAGGGGCCGCTGGCCGACATGCAGCGCAACAAGTGGGGCAAGGACCAGCCTACGAAGAGCGGAGAGTTCGCTCAGGACCAGTTCGATATGGCCCTTCAGTCCCTCGACCCGGACATCATCGTGGCCGACGGTATGACCGCCCTCTACGGTCTGCACGGCCTGGACGCGAACGATGCCGTCTCGACGGACGTCATCACGTCGTGGCTGAAGCGCCTTACGCGCAACGGTCGCTCGACCGTCATAATCATCGACCACCAGGCCAAGAGCGCCGAGAAGGGCTCCATGCCGATCGGCTCCCAGCACAAGGTCGCCATGGTGCAGGGGACCCTGCTACAGGTGTGGCCGATCAAGCAGCCCATGCCCGGCGACGTCGGAGAGATGGAGCTGGTCGTCCTGAAGGACCGCCCCGGCCAGGTCCGTGCCCACTCCCAGAAGACGGGGGGCCGCGGCAAGGCTCAGGTGGCTGGCGTGGTTACGCTCGACAGCCGTACCGAGGGGAGGTCTTCCCTCGTCATCACTCCTCCGAGGCGCACGCCGTCGGGAGGCGGCGGCACCCTGAACGCCGACGGCGAGGACGTGAACGACGTCGAGCGCCGTGTGGAGCTCGACTTCACGGACATGTCCAAGATGATGGAGAAGATCGCCCAGCGGCAGGACGACGAGGACACGGTCATCGGGGCGTTCCGCGGAGAGATCGGCATCCGGCTCAACTCGCGGGACCTGTTCGACATCGTCGATTCAGACCTCCCCAGGGAGCGGACCAAGGCGGCCCTGGACCGGCTGATCTCCCGAGGGTGGATCATGGCTGCCGGAGGCCGCGGCGGTAGGGAGTACACGCTGATCGCCGTCGGCGAGGACGGTCCTGAGGAGCGGGACCTGGACGAGAGCAACGACGAGACCGGAGGTGAGGGCTGAGATGCGTGACTTCGACAAGCTGCCCCTGCTGACGCCCGAGGAGGCGTTCGAGAGGGCGATGGAGATGGGCTGGAACCGTCTCCTGTTCGACCACGGCTATCGTGTACGTGGTCTGAATGACTGGAAGGGGATCGAGACGTTGCTCCGGCAGTACGACGTCGATGATGCCGTCATAGCGTCGTTCGGTCTGAAGCGCTTCGAGGAGATATTCGACGTGTTCGCTATGCTGTCGGATAGGGGCTGGAGTCTTTGGCAGACGTCAGCAAATGTCTACGTCGACGGGGAGCTCAGAACTGTACCCGCCATCCGGGCCCACTACTGCGGCGACTAGCCGATCGATCGCCCCAATCTCGACGGAAACTACCCCCGTGACGCAAGTCACGGGGGTAGATCTTTACAGGGTATTGCATCCCGTCATACGCGCTGAGTAGTCTTGAGCCATCCGAGGAACGACCGCTACGGCGGGAAGGAGAACTGAAATGGCACGCAAAGGATCTATGCGGGCGCAGCGGAAGCGCTGGGCGCAGTGGGAGGCGTACCGGAACGAGATGTACGTGACCGACGAGAAGGCTCTCGCCCGCGCCTACCGGGAGTACAGCCTGACCGGAGTCCTGGAGGACCCCTGGACCGGGGACCGGTACTGCCCCAGCTGCGAGAAGCCTGAGCAGTACTGCGATTGCGGCTCCGCTGCCTGATCTACCCATAAGGAATCACTATGAGCCCCAAGCCAGAAACCTATACCCTGACCCACCTAAACGCCGTGTACGCCAACCGGGCCCTGAGCCACGCCTACCGGGCACTAGGAGTCGTCGCCGTGAGCGCGCTCCTGCACCTGCTCGACCTGGACCCGGCGGACCGATTCCTGGACATCACTCTGGGGGCGTGGATCGTCTTCGAGTTCTCGCAGATCATCCGTTACGGGGCCAAGTCGATCAAGGCCGGCCGCCGAGACGGGCGGACCCTGACCATCTCGATCCATGAGGGCGCCCCCGTGTCGATCTCTGAGGAGGACGCTCTGTGAGATCTCTTCTTAAAGCTGTTGCATCCATAGTCAAGACCTATAGAAAGAGGGCGAAGTGAGCCGCACAGGAATCGTCAGCGCTGAGGAGATCCTGCGGCGAGTACAGGAGTCCCCGACCGGGGACGTTAAGGACGTGGATATCTTGGCCGTCAAGGGGAATAAGACGATCTCGTACGTCCCCGGCCGGCGAGTGGGTAAGAGTCTGACCAGGGCCGAGCTCGTCGGAGAGTACGTCCGGTATCTGACCGACATCTACGACCGGAGAAAGATCCTGCGCGGCCTCCCGGAGGACGTGCGCCAGGCCCGCATCCTGGCCGAGGCTGAGAAAGCCGCGGTCAAGCACTTTGAGGGGAGATCATGAGTACTTACCCACATGGCGAGGACGACGACCGTCTTGAGGCGTTGAGTGCTGGCATCCGGCTGAAGCGCCTGAAGGACGTCATTCCTGGAGAGGACTACGTACTGCACGCCTCCTACTGGTGGAAGGTACTCGGGGAGGCTGCTGGTAAGTGGGACCTGGACTTGGAGATCGCCGGACCCCACTCCTGGGAGAAGCCTGCGACCTCGGTACTGGGCGGAGACGGGGGCAGCCTCGTGGTGACGGCCTCAGACCACTCGGGACTCCAGTTCCGCGATGGCGTACTGCTCGACAGCGTGTGGCCGTGCTGCGGACTCATCTATGTCGAGAGCGCTAGCCGTCGGGGAGTGGGGGACGACCCGGAGGAGCGCGTCTTCGGAATCTTCTCCCTCAGCTACGACTCTGATGGGTCCCCGTACTACGCCCCTATCGACCAGGAGATGCAACCGGGCGTCGCGTCCGACTGGATCCTCGATCCCCGATTCGACCTGATCCTCAGTTGGGAGCCGGTGGACGTGGCCGAGCTGCTGCGCGCGTACTCGGAGGGGATCGGTGACTAAGTTCGAGTTCGGAGGCCCGCCGCGCTTCGCCCACCAGAAACGTGGCCTGGCTAAGCTCATCTCCTGTAACGGGGTAGGAGCCCTCCTCATGGAGCCCGGGACCGGGAAGACGGCGGTCACGCTGGACTACTGCTCCCTGCTGGCCCTGTCCTCGCCACGCCGCGAGGCCCGCGTCCTGGTGATCGGACCGCTAGCCGCCGTTGATCAGTGGGCTCTCCAGGCACCGAAGTGGGTCAGTCCACAGGTCAACGTATGGGCCGAGGCCCTCGGGGGGTCGGTCATGCAGCGCGTCGAGGCCCTCCGCTCCCGCGGCGGCAAGGAGATCGCCAAACCTACCGGAGGCAAGGGCCGCGGCGCCGGCGACAGTGTCCGAGCTCTACACGCCAATCGGTCCTGGGCGCTGGCCGCTCGCCGCGATGGCGTGGAGCTGGATCGGAAGATGGCGGCCAAGGCCGGGCCGGAGGTCCTCGGAGACTCCAAGCCCCGCCTCGTGATCGAGGCGATCAACCTGGACACGCTCTCCCAGCGCCGGCAGGTCGGGTCCAAGACGATGGCCGACGTCGTGCTGAGCGCCGTCACGGACTTCGATCCGGACCTCGTCGTGATCGACGAGATGCACAAGATCAAGTCGGTCTCGTCCAACGCGTCTCGCCTGGCGGGACGGATCGGATCGCGGGTTGAGCGCCGGATCGGCCTGACCGGGACCGTGATCCCTCACAGCCCGCTCGACGTCTACGGACAGTGGAGGTTCATCGACCCTAAGGCCTTCGGGAGGGTCCAGCCGAACGGCGAGCGCAAGCCTGCGACGTTCAAGGCCTTCAAGGAGGACTACGCCGAGATGGGCGGGTACATGGGGCACGAGGTGGTCGGCTTCAAGAACCTGGACCGCCTGGAGGAGATCATGGGAGAGCGCTCCTCGGTCGCCATCAAGGCGGAGTGCCTGGACCTGCCGGACGCCATCGATACGGTCCTCCCCGTCGCTCTGAGCTCGAAGGAGCTCAAGGCCTACGAGGACATGCGCACGAAGCTTCAGGTGGAGTTCCGAGAGGAGGACGACGTCCGAGAGGCGGGGGGCGGGGACGCCGCCACCGCGGCCAGCCGACTGGTCCGCATGACCCGGCTCCGCCAGATCACGGCCGGCCACCTGCCTGACGACGAGGGGCAGGTCAGAGAGATCGGCCGGTCTAAGGCCCGGACCATCGCCTCCCTCATCCGCGACACGCTGGAGGACGAGAAGCGCATCGTCGTCTTCGGGACTTTCACCCGCGAGCTCGCAGCTCTGGAGGAGGAGATCGCCGACAAGCGGACCACGGTCCTGCGGATCGACGGTTCCACCAAGCCGGAGGACCGGCTGGCCATGCGCCAGCGCTTCGGGTCCGACGACCCGGCGCGGCTCGTGATCGTCGCCCAGATCAAGACCCTGTCGGTCGCCGTGAACGAGCTGGTCACCGCGAGGAACGCGATCTTCGCCTCCCTGCCGTGGCAGAGGGACGACATCGTTCAGGCCCGCGACCGCCTCAATCGACTCGGTCAGAAAAGCTCGACCACGTTCTGGTACGCGCTGGCACCGAACACCGTGGACGACCTAGTGTTCCAGGCCTACCAGGACCGCACGGATCTAGAGAAGACCCTTATGAATCACATCTACGCCGATAGGAAGTAGCAATAGCCATGAGCCCCACCCAGCGTCCTGAGGAGGACGTCATCACGGCCGAGAAGGCCACCTACTCCTCGCTCACCCTCCACCGCCGCTGCCCGCAGGCGTGGAAGTACCGATACATCGACGGCCTACGCCGCGCCCGGTCGGAGGTCACGCCGGCCCTCGACTTCGGGTCCTGGTTCCACGCCGTGCGAGCCCTGGATCGGATCACGAAGGGGGTCGCAGAGGGGACCCTCAAAGAACACCCCGAGGAGATTCAGACCACGGACACCGGTCCGACCTTCCCGTGGGACGCCTCCCCGTCGGACGTTCTGGCCGCCTCCGTGGACTACTGGGACCGGCTCGGTGAGGACGCTCGGGAGGTCTGGCTTGACTGGCTCGGGCAGCCTCTCCAGCAGCGCCTCTCCCACGTCTACGCCGAGTGGCGTGAGCGCTGGGCTGAGGAGTCGGAGAATGAGGCCGTCCTCGCCGTCGAGCAGCGTTGGGAGCGGGAGATTCCTGGAACTGGCGTCACGCTCTGGGGCTACGCGGATGAGGTCTACCAGGACCGCAAGCGCGGCATCGTCGTGGTTCGGGACTGCAAGACTTCGGGCACGCTCGGGCAGGTAACGAGCCTGGACGAGATGATGGACAGCCAGGTTCAGCTCTATGCGTGGGGACTGGCCCCCGACTGCGCCGAGTGGGGCCTCCCGGCTCCGCGGGCCGTGGCCTTCGACCGCGTCCGCACCAAGGCGCCCAAGACACCCAAGATCACGAAGGCCGGCAAGCTCAGCGCGTCGGTCAAGGACTACGACCTGCGGACCTACCTTGAGTGGTGCGCCGACGGAGTCCCCTTCGAGGGGATGAAGAAGGACGGGAGCGCGTCCGGGACCTACACGGCCGAGGAGACCGAGATCGAGCGACTGACCTCACCCCAATCCGTCTCCCAGTGGTTCTCCCGCCACCTGACCCCGGTCAGCCCGTATCTTGTCCGCTCTCATCTTCAGGCCGCGGCCGACACCTGCTCGGACATCTCCCGAACGCGGGTGCGCGCAGACCGCCGGGGCGAGGCCCCCCGCAACTTCGGGAAGACGGCATGCCAGTTCTGCGAGTTCGCCGATCTGTGCCGAGCTCAGATGGTAGGAGGGCCGGGTGGCGAGTACGCGCCGGAGGAGTACGGCCTCAGATACCGTGACCCGTCTCACACTGGTAGGTAGCCCTCCGGGCTTGCAATGCCCGCCGTCATACACCTACAGTTAAGTCACCACCCAAACAGCGGAAGGAAATTCAATGGCCAGTTTCGCCGGCGTCAACATTGTTGACGTGAACGAGGAGGCAGCCGACTACGGTCGGTGGCTGATCCTCGGGGCCCAGGGGGCCGGCAAGCGCCTGCCTCTCGGAACCAAGGTTCTCACCCCATCGGGGTGGACCAGCATCGAGGACCTCGAGATCGGGTCCCAAGTGATCGGAGTAGACGGGGCCGCGTACCCCGTGTACGGGAAGTCCGAGATCGTCTCCCGTGAGACCTACCGAGTAGTTCTCTATGACGGAGGTACCGTCCTGGCAGACGGCGACCATCTGTGGGAGGTCGAGGCTAAGAGGACTACCCGGAAGGTAGTAAACACGGAGGAGCTTCGCCGCAAGCTTCTCTCCGGGGGGCCGGGATATGTCCTTCCTCGGATGGAGGCGGCACAGCACCCGGAGGCGAACCTACCGATCGACCCTTACCTCCTCGGAGGACTCTTGGCAGACGGATACCTTCACGGGCAGGCAATCTGCTGGACTAAGGGGGAGGAGGCCGTGGTATCTGGAATGCTTCCCCACCTGAAGGGCCTGGACTACGTCCGGGAGTTCCCGGGAGGGAAGAACACTCCGAGAATCAGGTTCCGCGGTAAGGCTTTGAAGGAGGCCCTGTCGCAGCTTGGCCTCCGAGTCCCCTCGGCAGGGAAGTTCATCCCAGAGGTGTATCTCACGGCATCCGTTCAGCAGCGGCTTGACCTCCTAGCCGGGCTCTTTGATGGAGATGGCCGCCTGTCCGGTAGGGGGAAGCGCCTCTACCACTCCACATCCGAGAGGCTTGTCCGGGACGTGCAGCAGCTCTGCTGGTCCCTGGGTATTGGGGCCAACATTCATAAGCACAAGCAGGACGGGACCTGGGCACTTGGGCTCACCACCCCGCACAACCCCTTCAGGCACTGCCGCTTCGCGGCTCACGTGAAAACTACCAACTACAACGAGAAGCGCCGCGTCGTGGCTGTGGAGCCTGTAGGGGTCACCGAGGGTCTGTGCATCGCTGTAGACTCCCCCCGGAACCTCTACGTTACGGAGGACTACATCGTTACCCACAACTCGAGCCTCGCCTCTACGGTCGCCACGATGGGCAAGACCCTGTTCATCGACCTGCCGGGAGAGAAGGGTACTCAGTCCTTCAAGAACGCCCCCTACGCCAAGAACATCGACGTGGTCCGGCCTGAGAGCGTAACGGCTCTGGACGACATCTTCTGGAGCCTGGACAAGGGGGGCCACGGATATAAGGCCGTCATCCTCGACAGTCTCACCGCCCTCCAGAAAATGACGATGCGCTACCTCACCGGCTTCTCGGAGACCGCTGTTCGTGAGATCAAGCAGGGCACGGCCCCCGCTGACCAGCGCACGTGGGGCCAGGCGCTCGACATCATGACCGACACGGCCGTGTTCTGGTACGGCCTGGCCGACGGCAACCGCAAGGAGCCGATGCACGTCGTCA